TGCGTAGTTCGTATCCACCGGAAACCTTACGAATGAGGCCCTGTTCGTCAAGCGACGTCAGGAGCGGGTTGTGATGCAAAACCTCAGCTGCGATCTGATCGCTCTGATCGAAGAGGGTTGCAACGATTGCTTCTTCAAGATTAGCCATTGTTGTTATCCTATAAAGTTAAGATAACCCCGGCTAAATGAAGCAGCTAATCGCCGGTCATTCTAGCCCGTAGGTTATCACGTATGTTTTTAGCTTGTACTCTGGGAGTCCCTGAACCAGCGGAGCCAGTGATCGAACGCGAAGCGGCTTTAGCTTTTTGCACGCTTGCGGATGTTTGTTCTACCTGCGCCTTTGCAGTAATCGCATTGGCGATACTGGAAAAGGTCGGATTGCCGGCCACTACATAGTTGTAAGCGGTTTCGAGGATTTGCTCTGGGCCGCTGTACTTGCCGGTCTGCGTTAATGCCGTCACAATCGGTGCCATTTCAGCCTCTAACTGCGCTGCTGTCTCGGCATCTTTGAATAACGGTTTATTCGCTACAAAAGATTCTACGACCCGCTCATTGTAATAAGCAACGGCTTTTTGTTCCTGTTGCTGCTGCATTGCGGCAATCTTTTCTTCGGCAATGCGTTCTGCATCAGCCATTGTGAGGTATTGCGCTGGCTGCTGCTGTGGGTAGTAACCCTGCTGATCATAACCTTGAAACAGTTCTTCGGGCTTAATGCCGTAGGCGTCTAACCATTCCAAAGCCGTTTCGACCGGGTTCGTCATCATTGCTTTATCCCAAGCGATAGAGCGCCTGGTCAGGTCTGCAATGCTGATACCTTCTTTTGCGTAGTCGTTTTCATACTGTTTAACTGCATCATAAATGCCGGATGTTTGTTTTTTAAGTTCTTCAACTTCCACCATTTTACGCTGATAATCCGAGCGTGTTTCGTACGCCCTACGATTCATGTACTGCTGCAAAACATGCGCGTTGTCAGGCGTAGGATTAAGAAAAGCCTCCTTTTCGGCTTTGTTCATGTCAGCGGGTGGTACAAGCGGAATTTTCTCAACCGCTGGCGTTGCCTCCTGCGTTTGTTGCCCTGTAACAGATTGAGGTGCTCTAGCTACCGCATCAGGATCTTCTTTAGTCTCTACAACAATCGGATCATCTTCTGCCTTAAAACTACGTTTGAGAGCGTCACGAATGCTTGCAGGTTCTGATTGCCGCTCAACAGTAACTTCGGTATCCGCTGCTGTCGTTTCTGTTTTTTGCTCTACATTATCCATTGAGTCGCTCCCTAATTTGTTGCATTACCCTAGACACTAATTCCTTTTGCCGACCAGGATTTGACTTTTGTGGGTCGTACCCGCGCTCGTAAGCATCCCCTATTTCTATCGCGCCAGCGGCTTTATAAGCCTCTCTTAGCTTTCTTTTGCTTGTGTAAATTTCCTTAGAATTAAGGGGATTTCTAACAGGTGCCATCTCGTCGGTAATGATGTAGTGCGTTTCAGGTACACGTACCTGTACGTCCTCAATCGGCACTACCTTCTTTTGTACTTTGCAGTATTGATACAGTTTATATTTAGTCGTCATCGTCTAGCGCCAATAGCATCAACACCATTTTGATTCGTTTTTTGCGTTCTTCGCCGGTTAGTTCTCCCGGCTTTGCCCTAGTATGTAATGCTGCTTTTAGCTTATCAGCTAAATTCTCTCTGTCTACAGTCGTCGGTAGTTCTATTTCTTTTTGGCGACTCTTAAGGATTTGCGCTGCTACTTCTTCCTCGAGCAGATCGTCATACCGTTTTCGTCGCTTGGCGTAGCGATCCAAAATATCGCTTGTATCAGGCGTTACAGGGGTTCCACCGTACTGCTTGGGATTAAGGAGCAGTATTAGACTCATTGGTATTTGATAATGTAATTAACGACCAAGTACGGAGGATTATTTCCCCCTGTTGCGCCAGGTGTAGTACTTCCGCTTGTCATTGCTGCGTTACCGTCAACACCCCCCGTGACTAATCCGATACGACCGCTAATCGTCGGGGCTGTATAACTACCGGCTGAGGTATCGCCTTTTGGTGCGGTAGTCGTGACTGATCCTCCCCACGCGCTATAGCCGCTTGGCGAGTTGGTAACAGCTAAATCTGCTCCGGTTCCCATACCGTGATAATGCGCTGGCACACTATGGGTATGGGCGGCTGAGGTATGCGTATGGTCTATTGTTCCCCCTGTACCCGCAAGCGCATTGCCCGTCCCTGACGCCGCTTTACCGAGAGGGAATCGCTGCCGTAAATCTGGTAAGCTAAAACTACTTGCATCCACGCTGCCATAAGTTGTGCCAATGATGGCAAACAGTTTTGCATACGTTGTCCTCGAAAGACTTGTGCCGTCACAGATTAAAAACGAATCAGGCGCGGTGCCGGAGTACCACAACAAACCAGCGCCAATAGGTAACTCGCCACCAATAACAGGCATTAGCTTACCTCAGTTATTCGCATTGCTCCCGTTGGAGTATTCGCCCAAATGCCATCAATAATGCCGGTGTATACGGGAAATGGTAGTTCTAGTGTTTGCGCTGGCAACCATTTGTAACTAAAACTAGTTGCACTAGCTGTAGTACCAAACTTGACGTATACGGCAGTGTCAGCATCGTTATAAAGTATCGCTTGGCGACGCGAAGCGTTGGATGCCAAAAGTGTTGTGTTGGAAGCGGCTGCGGTAACATTGCTTAACGTGCTGGTCGAATACGTTGCGTTTGTAACGGTCCAGGTCCCGCTTTGCGTCGCCGCTACAGTGCCATCAATAGTTAAACTGCCTCCATTATCGGTTACGGGTACGCCAGTTTGATTAGAAGCAATAGTGACTGGCAAACTATTTGCCATTGTTGCTTGACCAACAACGCCCGTAATGTCGCCAATGGCCGTAATGAGAGAACCAGAAGGATTAACTTTTACGTTATAATACGTGCCGCCACCACTAGCAGATCGTCCGGCTATTACTGAACGTGTTACGTTAGCAAGGGTATAATCAGTTAGGGTAGAAGTTATAGGTAGGTAATCACTTGTTGTACCTGCCGCCCAACACGCTGTGTAAATTGATAAGTTTGTTGCTCCACCGCCATTTTTTTTGACATCTAAAGTCATTGGCAGATTTGGCGTTTCAATCGACGGGGCTAATTGACTATTGGGTATTCGAATGGTGTGAAACGTTATCCACTTTCCATCAGGACTAAATACTTCAAAAATGAAAGAAGCTGATCCCAACCATGCAAACCTGATACGGTACAAATTGCTATAGGTAAGGTTAATTGCCTCTGGTGTACCTGCTCGCGTAAAAATTGATCCGGCAGAACCATCTAACGGATCTCCATTCCATGATGCACGTGCGATAGTAGTATTTGCACCACCACTACGAAGTGTTACACCGAAAGACGTGTCTTCATACCCGATAAAAGCGCCATTGTTAGTATCGTACAGTCCAATACGCTGATAGCTATTAGCGATTCCTGCAGTAAATGCAGCGGTAAAAAATGCGTATTCTTCGTGAGCGGGACGATACGAACTATTATAAACGCTAACACCTTTAGCGCCGCCGTTTGTGTTACTGCCCGTTTGATATCTGGCATGGCCGCCAGTAATAGAAGCAGATCCGCCCGAACTAGTTGTATTGGTTATAAGGTTAGTGTCGAACGAATCAAAAAAACTTAATTCAACTTCGTTATTTCTACGCCCGGTAACTGCAACACCAAGGATGTCAGCACTAACGATATTGTTGACATTTAGACCACTTGCTAACTCGTTTTTGACTGCGTTAAGAGTCGTTTCAGTAGCAAAATCAGGAACGGTAAGACTTTCCGCGCCAGCACCACCATAGTCTATAGCAACAACCTGAACCTGCTCGCCGCTCTTGTCTATCGTGCGTACAGGAATATCAGTATTGACACTGGTAGGCGAGTTACTAACCGTTACGTTGTCTGACACGCTTAATCCTCATCTTCCATGTCATTTAACTCAATGCTTGGATTACCAAGTTCATCGAGAGTAACTTTGCCGACACGTTTTGCTCGCTTAGGAATCACGTTGTTAATAACGATAGGTTGCTGTGTTTGTGCTGGCGCTTGAGTCATAGTGCGGATTGACTCCATGTTCATGCGTAGCTTTTCAATTTGCTGTTCAGAAGCAAGTCGCCTTTCTTCCATTAACTTCTCTGACTCGCTTAACCTGATCCGCATCTGCTCAAGTTCTAACTTCTGTAACTCAATGATTTGAGCCATGCGGTTAGACTCTTGGCTGATGTTATGCTTAATAGCATCAGATTCCGTATTAGCCTGAATCTTAAGCATATCAGCCTGCACACCGCCGGCTTTGATCTGCAATTCCTGCTGTGCAATCTGCAATTCCTGTTGCGCTATGTATTGCTCAAACTGTTGCTTATCGACAGCTAGTTGCGCATCAAGTTGCTCACGCTGCATCTTTATTTGTTGCTCTGCCGCCGTAAGCTGATTCTTTTGAGCAGCATCTTGCATTTGCATTTGAGTTGCTTGAATGCGCGCTTGAGACTCCATCTGGGCGATCTGCATTCTTGCTTGCATTTCTTGTTGCACTGGATCTGGGGGCGGGGGTTGCTTGGCTGCTTCTTCTTTAGCTTTTGCAATCTCGCCAATTTGGTTAAGGGCTTTCGTGAAGATGCCATCTAACTCCTTTCCGCTCTTAAAACGTTTAATGACGTTCTGGAATAGTTCAATGCTAAACCCTAACAACGGAGGATACTGCTCAATCAACGACCGCATTTGATTAAAAAACTCGCCGCAAGTGCTCATGAGTTGCGCACCCTCTTGCTGCTCTTGCATCTGATCAACGGCCACCATTGAATCGGATGCAATCTTAATGCGGTAGCTTAACCTATCATCACTACGGAGCAGGTTAAGGATCTGCATCTTAAGCGGTGCCATCATCATCTCTGGCGATGGTGGTGGTGGAGGCGGTGGCGCTGGCGGCATCATCTCACCACCTGTCTCATCCGGTGGCATAGGTGGTGGCGGAGGTGGTAGTTCTGGAAGTATTGGCGCTAACAACCTATCGGCGTCACCAACTTCAAATATCTGCTCTGGTTCAAACAGAGTAGCAATGATTGTACCAAGTCGCTCGATACCGTCAGAGATAAACTTGGCAAACATGTTTTGCCGAACTACTAGGCCAAGCGACGACCAGGCATTCTCTAAGCGATTAGCCGTGGCACTCTTGTACTGCTCGCTTGTGCCGCGAAGGAGATCACTAACTTTCAACGTTTCGTAAAGTTGCTCTAATGCTGCCTGTCGTGCAGCTTGCAAAGTCTGCAGTGCATTTACATAAGCAGTGATGTCCATCGTCTCTACGCCAGCTTGCAAACCGCCACGGCTTTTGTAAGACGGCCAATTCATAACAGGGATCATTTTGAGATCACCCTGCATTAACTGCTCTACAGAATTGCCAAGGGTAGCGTCATACAACGTATTGGTGCGAATAGCTTGAGTAACTGCATGAATACGGGTTGTAAGGCGCTCAACTTCAAGGATCTGATCCTTTACATGCGCGTAATCTGAAACAGGGATAACGCTATCAGGGTCTACGCTTTGAGAGATAACGCTACACGGATAAAAGTTCTCAAAGTCTATCGGTGGTTCTGACTCGTATATGATGCCTTTGTCGCTGTTCTTGTGAATCCAATAAACCCGCTCGGTCTCTTCGCACCATATCTCGTAAAGTTCGGCTTTGCCCTCGTACTTGGTCTGATCCTGATACTTATATTTCTTGTCTTTATCAGGGAAAGAATCGTAGTTGAGGTCATCAGCTATCTCAGTACCAAACATCTTTTCAGCTTGAGTACGTGTCAGATACGCACGACGACCGCGCCACTCTACCTCTGTCTCATTCCTAGCATCAGAACAAAGGTAATCGTTATACTGAACTACATCGAGAATCGCGTATTCTTCTTCCTTAGTTTCCTGCGGTACTTTGACTAACACTAACCCGCCGGGACCGGGCCTACTTTTGCTAGTATCACCCTCGAAAGGCTGGCCCTTGTCATCAACTAAGACACCATCCGGGCCTTGGAATAAAGCAATCTCTACTTCATCCTCTTCTATCTCAGCTTCATACCTAGCCCACAAAACGGCACGACCAGTGAGCAAAAACTGTAAAGCTGCGTTGTAGCCCACCAAGTCAAATGAGCAATCCATATCCATTGAGTACTGGATATTGCGCTCAAGAATGACGGCGCTCATCTCTTCAATGACACCACCGGCACGTTTGCGGAGGGTTACTTCCGCTTTAGGTGTGCTGGAATAGTAAGCAGGGAGCAAAGTATTAATGCAATACCACCAAGAATTAAGCCTTCGTTCGGTGTCATTTAGAATCCCTACTTGCTTTTGTGCGTTGTAAACTCTAACGGACTCTTCTGCTAACTCTACAAACTGTCTGCTTCTATCCTCAGCCTTGCCGATCTCACTCTTCCAGTACGCCCCGCTAAACTTTTCGACCAACGGCTTTATCTTCATATCCTTGCTCTGTTTTGCTGCGCTCTAACTTGCGCGATATAGGCTTGTAACTTAACCATGCCCTTGTTCAATACTTCTGCCGGTTGTTCCCATTTACTGTCTATCAACCGTTCTTTACACAGATACCGTAAAGCA